TTGCCTCCACATGCCGGGCACCCGCAACAGCACCCGGCCATCATCATCGACACGGGTTAGCCCTTGGTGCCGCGAATCCATCCGGCGATGGTGCCCAGCGGAACGATGTGCCCCGCGATGTAGCCGATGGCAAGGCAAGCGAAGGCGGCCCAGGTCGAACCAATCAGGGATTCAGCGGATGCGATGTAGTACATGGCTTGGGTTCCTCGGTGCGCTTCCAAGCGGCTTCCCACACGGGATCGCTCGCGCGCTTTGCTGCAATGTATTCCCGGATCGTCGCGGGGTTGGAAGTTTCCATCACATCACGGGCCAATGCTGCATCTCGCAGGCTCGGCCGCGGAATCCAACCCAGCGCCACGCGGATGGCTGCGCCTATTCCCGTCTGCCACAGGATGGCCGCCATGGCCACGAGGGCGGCCGCTGCTGCGATCCAACCCAGCAACACCGCCCACCATGGGGTCTGATCCTCCACGCCCGGTAGCGCCTTGTGGATGGCTCCGGCGGCCGCTTCGATGTGCTGGGCTTCAACCACGATGGCGGCCGCATCGGCTACCACCTCGGGCTCGGTGGAAACGCTCCCAATGTGCGTGGCAAGCCTAGCGATGGTTCCGGCACGCTCACCAGCCTCGGTAGCCGAAACCGCAATGGCCCGGCTCGGGCTGCACGCCGCGCAGGCGATCAGCAGCAGGAAGACCAAACAGCGGATCACCGGCGGCCCTCTAGCCGGTCAAGGCGCACCGCGATACTGGTCAGGTTTTCGCCGTGCTTGGAATCGTTCGCCGCGCCTAGCACTTGGCTTTTGACCAAATCGCCCACGATGGCGCGCAGCTCCGTCAGGTCGCGGTCTTGCCTTTCAAGGATCGCATCTTTGCGGCCCATCGTTTGGAAGATGCCGCCCACGCCAACCACCAGTACCACCAGTTGCACCACGCTGATCACGGTGCCCAAGGTTGTGGGCTGCTGGTGGCGGGGGCCAATGGAGGGAACGGGGCTCACGCGCAGGCTCCATCCACCGCGTTCGGCACGCTGAAGAAAAACAGGTTCTCGCCCGTCGCGCGCGCGGTCGCGTACATCATCACCACGGTGTTGTTGGCGATGGCCTTGAAAGTGAACCCGTCAGGGATGTTGTCGGTGGTAATGCCAGGGCCAAGCGTGGTGGTAGCGCCGATCATCTGCGGGCCTTCGCACCCATTGATGGCCTTCCCCTTGGTGGCGATGGTTGAGGACTTGCGGCGGTAGGTATCGCTGGTGTTGTAGGTGCCCGTGGTGGACACGCTCACCTCTTCCCAATCGTATTCCCATGCGACTGGCTGCCCGGCGGTGCCGCCGATGGTCGCGGTTTTACCCGCAATGGCCGTGCTGCCCGTGATGCGCGCCATGAACACCACCACCGGCGGCGGTGCGGACTTGGGCCCGCGCTGCCCCTCACCGTTTATGCGGTTGATGGTGTCCGCAATGGTGCGCACTTGGTTCGGTGACCAAGGGCCAACATTCCCGCGGGTAACACCGTTCACAAACATCAGATGCCCGTTATGCCGATGCCGCTAAAGGCGCTCGTGGTTGGGAACGGCTGCCGGAAGAACACGCATAGCGCGTTGCTCATCTCCCCATCCGGCACCGTGGTTGGCGCGCTGCCGCAGGAATCGGTTTTCTTGCCCTTGATCACCTGGCCATCGGGGCCGCGCTTGGCGATCTGCCGCAGGTGGTAGCCATTGTCATAGACAAATGAGTAGACGATTTCATAGGTTGCAGCGCCCACCCGCGTGATGCTGCAACCCGTAAACAAGAGCGTGTCCGCGGGGAATGAGTAGGGGCCAATCGTAAAGCTGGCGCTGTTCCGGTTATTGATGAAGCCAACCGGCGGTGTGGGCCGCCCGGCAACCACATTGCGAACGCTCACCTTCGCAACATTGTTGAAATAGGTGATCGGCTCGCCGCCCGAATCAACCTTGGTGCCGCCGATGTCGGTATCGGCTGGCGTGGACTTGTTCACGGGTGCGGTTGCGCCAACCCGGTACACATCCACACCCTCGCCACTCAAGCTGTACTCAATGGCGGTGAAACCAACCTCCCGCTCTACTTTGTTATCCGCGGTGGTAGTTCCGTTGTCAGCGGTTTTCGATTCAAAAGAAACCGTCGCGTACCATACAAATCCCCCATCATCCGCCATCGAAAGCGAAAAGCTTGGGGATGTTACGCGTGAAGTGAAAAACGAACCCTGATCGGAAATAGCACCACCGCTGCCGCCGTATTCAACAGGAAAAAGTTTTGAAACCACACCGCCAACGGATGTATCTGAAAGGATGTCGGTTGCGGTAAGCGCCTGACCAGCCGCCTCGGTAATTACATATTGAGAAGAACCAGTCCACTTTCCACGATCAAATTGAATGGTGGTTCCACCGGCGCGCTGGGCAATGTTGATGGTCACAGGCATTTACACGGCTCCCGTTGCTGCTGCGAGTTTCGCCAGGTGCGTTGCGCTGGCCTGCGTGGCCTTGGCGGTGGCCTCTGCGGGCTGGGCCAGTTTATCTAGGCCGCTCGTGGTGCCAGCCATTTTCACGCTGCCCACGGCGCTTTGGATGCTTTCAATGTTGGAAACCGCGGTGGTCTTGGATGCACTAGCTTCGGCTGCCTTCAGTTTCTCATTCAGCGCGCGCGCGTTCTCTTGCTCCTGCGCGTCAAGGCCCAACCGATCCATTTTCTTCTGAAACAATTGATCCTCGGTCATCGTGCGCTCGTCTAGCGCGTCCTGCAAATCATCCATGAAGTTCATCACGGATTCCTCGCGGCGCTCCTCGGCGGCGGCGCGCATTTCGGCGCGCTTGGCTGCTTCCTCCTGTGTTTTCAACCGCTTCGCTTCTGCGTCTGCCAGTTCATCGGCAATCATCTTCTCGCGTTCCTGCCGCTGTATTGCCTGATCCTGCGCCGCGCTGGTGGCCTCAAATGCCGCGCGCAGCTTCTCGCGCGCCGCCAAGATTTGCGGCCCGGTGGCGTTTTCTTTCGCCATCTGATCGTTCAGTTGCTTTTCAAGTTCCGCCAGGCGCTGCGCTCGTTCCACGCGGGTGCGCTGTTCGTCGCTCACCGCGGCGGCTAGTTCGCGCTGCTTCTCCAAATCGGCAACCATCTTGGAACCCACGGCAAGCATCCGCTCATTCCGCGCGGCATCGTCGCGGCTGGCCTTTTGCCGCGCTTCCATGTCTCCGCTCTCGCTCTGCCCAAGCATCTTTCCGATGGTGCCCACCACCGGGATGCTTTCAAGGGTCTTGGCCAAACCATCGCCGATGGCGTAGGCGATGTTCGCGCCGGTTGTGTTGAAGATCGGATTCTTCAGCGTGTCATCGATGCTCTTCAGCAGCGTGTCCGCAAGCTGGATTCCAAGAAACCCGCCGATGGCTTTCCCCATCGACCCGCTCCAAGACTTCATGCCCTTGGAAATGGCCTTCTCAATACCGCTCACCTTGTCCGTGGTAGCGGATTCCACCTTCTTCCACCCGGCGATGTACTGATCGGATTCAAGCGTGATACGGGTTTTGAACGCTGCAACATTACCCATTGCGCTTTCCTCCAAACATGGCGCGCAACTGCTTCACCGCATCCAGCGGCGCGCCCTTGGGCTTCTCTTCATAGGGCATGAAATCCGCCACCTTGAAAGGTGTGCCGCTGGTGCGGTGGCAGTTGGCCACGGTGCTGGCGATGATCGCGGAACGCAAATCGGCGCGCGTATCACCGAAAGGCTGGACTGCGTTGTAGGCGATCCATTCGGTTAGTTCGCGGCTTGACATGGTTTCCTCTAGTTCCGCAACTGTGCGGCCCAACGCAAGCGCCAACTGAAACATGAACCTGCGTAGCGGCCGCTCAATCAGTTTTTTTCGATGGCTTCCTTGTCCTTCGCACCCATGCCCGAAAGACGCGTGGCGATGTCGTACAACTCATCGATGACGGATGCGGGCATGTCCCCAATTGCTTCGATGTCCGCGGCGCTGAACATCGGAGCTTCACCGTCGTAGGCGCACATGGCCACGAGGCTGGCGCGGATGTTGGTGAGGGTCTTTCCCTTGGCGCTCCAAATCCGCTGCTCCCATTCGTCGCGCTTGCCTGCGGTGAGCCCGCGCATGGTCACAACGCCAACTCCGGGCACCGTCACCTGCTCGGTAGGAACGGTGGCCCGGAGTGCGAGAAACTTGGCTTTCAAGTCGCTCACGGTTTAGTCCACATCCGTGAAGGTGACGCTTCCGGAAATCTTGATGCTGATCGACGCGGTGACCGCCGAATCCATCGCACCCTTCACGCTGAAATCGGTCACGAACCCGATGAACGCAAAGGTTGCACCAAGATTTCCGGTGGTTCCGAAAGTGATGAGCCAGGACTTCAGCACCGGGCGGGTGGTGGCCGCGGTCACATCCAGTTGGCCCAGCACGGTCACCTGCTGCGCGTCATCGGGGTCTAGATTCACCTCCAGCGACACGGTGCCGCTATCGATCAGGCCCGCCGCGTAGGTGCGAAACTGGTTGCCCAGGTTCGAAACATCAATGGTGTTCAGCTTGAGGCCATCAAGGTTCAGCGAAAGGATTTCGCCAACCGTTGAGCCTGCGCCTGGCGCTGTATAAGCGCCGCTGGTAGTTGCGCCAACCTTGAGCGTGGTTCCGAAACTCGTAAATGCGGCCATGTGCGTTTCCTCTCTGTGTTACCCGCCGGGGGTGGTGATGGTGGTGGGTGCAACCGATTGCGCGCGGTAGTAGGCATCGACCGAAACCACCGCGATATGGATTCCCGTTTCCGTGCCTTCTGCGCCCACATCATAAGTTGATGTGATGCCGTTTTCACGGATTTCATGGATGGTGGTGCTGCTCGCCGTACCGGCTGCGCCATGCATTGCGCGGCGCACGATCTCGCCCAGTTCGCGCGCCGCCTTCAGGCTGGTTGCAATGCATTCGATGTTCATGGCCATACGGCGCAGGCAATCGGTGCGGGGGAATGACGGGCTCACGGCCTCGTCAGTCTGCACCGTTAGCACGATGGCGGGCAAGGTTCCGGTGTCCTGGCGATACGCGGAAGTGATCCGGGATTCCGGCACCAGCGTTGTCACCGCGGTGTTCTGAACCAAGCCCTGGCGGATGGCTGCGATGATGGCGCTACTCATTTCACCCCATTCCGCGCCGCGGCTTTGGCCGCTAGGCGCTCAAAGACTTCGGGCAACTTGCGGTTCAATTGGCTTTCGGCCGTGTACCGAAACCGCTTCAGGATCGAAAACGCCCCGTTGAACCCGCGGTAGGAACGCTTTGAATGGCGGCCGGACTCCATCAGGAACATGCCGGGCCCCCAAGCCTTGAGGCGCAGCAGGTAGCCCACGCCGCGCTTCAGCTTGGCCACCTTGAAGCCCCACCCATCCTTCCCATCTCGCACGAGGGCTTGGATGGCAAGGTTTCGGGTAAAGCCCACGGGCAATCCCTGCTTCCGATTCTTGTTCCACCAGCGGTGTTGCAACGCGCGTTGCAGGCTCTCGCCATCATGCTTGCCGGTGAGGGAATCGAAGTACTGGAGCAATGCCATTTGGGTTGGCTCGCCCATCTCCTGCAACACCTTCAACACGGTGTCATCCAGTTCGCGGCCGGTCATCGCAAGGATGGTTTTCCGGAACTCCGGCATCCCTTCGACGATCAAGCGTTGGCGCGCGCTAGCCACTACTGCACGATCTCCGTAGCCATGCAATCAAGGAACTCGCGGCGCTCGCGCCAATCGGTAACGGTCACGATTTCCCACACCCGACGCGTCATCCCGCCCTCGGTCGATACGGTCTGCAACTGGCTACGGTGGCTCACATTTGGATTCCACCGCAGGCGGATAGCGTGCGTGACCACCTGATCCAACTGCTTGTGGTTCATGCGCTCGCTGGGGGTCGCGTTTCTGATTTCGGCAAACAGGATGGTTCCCGTGCCAGCGGCGTTGACCGTGCGGATGGGCTGCCCGTAGGTATCCAGCGTGGTAGTGGCCCCCAGCAGCTCCAGCGCCACGCGCATGTTGCCGGGGTTCACCAGTAGCCCCCATCCTGATACTGCACGATCAACCGGCGCACGGTCATCGGGATTTCAACAGGTGCCGCAGCCATCGCCACGCTCGCGCGATTGTCGTACATGTGGCTGCATTGCAGCAGGCACGCGTGTACCAGGGCGCGGGGAATGTTCGCGGCCGC